GGCCCCGCATCGTCCGCGAGAGATGTCCCGTCATTTCGCGACGATGCGATTGACATTCCCTATGCCTTCTGCGAGGACTGCGGGCTGGGGTTTCAGGTACCGATGCCAGACGCAGAGAAGGTGGACGCCTTCTACAGAAAGGACCATTACCGGAAGCTGCTACAGAAGGGGGAGGTGATAACTTCCCACGCGCTCCACGGTCAAGCCACTCGCGCCTCCCGCATCGTGCCGTATATACAAGAGCGACTTCCCTCTGTGCGCTTTCACCTGGACGTGGGAAGTTGCGCTGGCGTGTTGTGTGACGCAGTGCAGCGGGCCTACGGGGCAACGACGCAGGGGGTGGAGCTGTCGGAGGGCTTCCTGGCCTACTCCAATGCACAGGGCATTCTCACCTCAGCTACTTGGCCGAACGGCAATAGCCGCTTCGACCTCATCACCATCGTCCACACGCTTGAGCACGTAGTAGACCCGGTCTCCATGTTGCGCAAGGCCCGGGCTGTGGGCACTGGGCATTTGTATGCCGAGGTGCCGTTCGAGCAGGCCGACATCGTGCATCCGTACATCTTCAACGAGAGGGCCTTCGATAGGCTGCTCCGCGTTGCGGGATGGGAGCTGGAAAGCGTAGAGCTCATAGAGGACAGCCTGTTTTCAAAGGCCAATAGGAACATAGTCGCGTGGGCACACTAGGCACACCGCGGCCCTTCAAGCCGCACCTGAAGCTGCCGAACGAGAAGCCGGTTACGGTGGCCGAGCACTTACTCCAGCTATCCTTATCTACTCAGCGGGCTTCGACTTGGTGGGCAGCTGAAGTCAAGAAGCTCATCCCGCTGGCCTTGCAGCAGGAGCGTTTGGTGGGCGCCGCATTCATGCTGGGCCTGCTGGCTGGCGTGGCGCTAGGGGCGATACTGGGGATAGNCCTCTAATGGAAATCACGGTAGAGGGACTGGACGAGCTGACCGAGAAGCTGGCTAGGCTCAAGAACGTTCCGGTGAGTTTGGTATGGGAAGGCATCGGCCAAGATGTCACTCAAGAGGTGCGCCCATATCCGGCCGGGCCCAGCCAAGAAGCGGGCAAGACCTGGTATCAAAGGGGTTACGGCTCCCGTTATGTGCGCAAGAGTGGGGGGCTTTCATCTGGCTCTAGGACTTCCGAGCAGCTGGGCCAGCAGTGGCGCCAGCAGGTAGCCGAGAACAGTGTAACGATAGAGAACCTGGCCTCCTATGCTCCCTTTGTACACGGAGCAGAGCAGGTCGGCTTCCACGGACGGCAGGGCTGGCGGAAGCTGAAAGAGACGGCCGAGGAACTCTTGCCCCGCATCGTTGCGGGCATTGAAGAGCAGATACGCCGGATCATTGAGTCGCGATAATGACGATGGGTATGGGAGATAGACTATGCTAACCAGAGTTCGCACACATCCGCTGTACGGCGAAGTCAAGGCGATCACCGACGGCGGCGAGCATAAGCTGCTCGTCTTGGGCGCGCCCTTTGGCTCGCCAGAGGATCTTGACTGGGACGGCCAGTTCTTCTCGGCCAAGACGGACTTCATGCTGGAGCTGGGGGAAACCAGGCCGGTGCTCTACATGCATGGCCGGGGCCCGGAAGGCAAGCCGCTCCAGAGTCCGGAAGTGGTGGGCAAGGCTGTAGCCGTCAAGAAGGACGAGAAGGGCCTGTGGTTCGAGGTAATCCTGGACGTGACCAAGGCCCTGGGAAAGCGACTGTGGGAGAAGGCGCTCAAGGGCCTGGTGCGCGCATCTACCGGCTGCGTGGCGCATCTGTTCCGCGAGGGCGATAAGGGTGAGATTCTGAAGTGGAACATCGGCGAGCTGTCCCTGCTTGACCTGGGGCAGAATCGCCGGCCGGCCAACGACAACGCCATTGCGGTGGCGCTCAAATCTGTTTATGCGGACGCTGACTTGAAGTTCCCAGAGGAGTTCGACGAGGGCTCGGAAGAGCTAGTGCCGGACTCAGAGGAGCCAGAGCCGGAGTCTGAATCTGAAGTTACTGTAGCCGAGTACTCCGCTGCTGTTCTAGCCTGGCACGACTCAATGGAGCGACTGCTCACCATGGCACAGGCGGCGGCACCAAAACCAGAAACTGAAGAGGAGTTGTAATGGACCCGAAAGACGTTTTGAATGAGGTCATCGCAGGGCTAGACGCCCGCGAGGCCGAGAAGGTAGCAGAAGCCGAAAAGACGGCAGCTCTCCGTGCCTCTATCGAGGCCGAGTATGCAGCCAAGACCGCTGAGGCCGTTGCGGCCGCGAAGGCGGAGATGGCTCCTGCGTGGAAGGGTGGCTTTGCCACCAAGAAGCTCGTCGGCAAGAATGACCCGAAGAGCGAGCGGAACGATGCAGTGCTCCACTGGCTGCGCACTGGCGACACCCTGGCCCCCGAGTCGGTCGGCTATGAGAAGACAGCCGATGACGGTTTCTGGGGTGGGGAGGAATACGCCAAGGCAGCCATGCAGGAAGACACATCGTCCGAAGGAGGTTTCCTCGTGCCGATCGATTTCTTCGATCAGATCGTGGCGCGGCGAAACGAGCTCTCCATCGTGCGCAAGGCGGGCGCCCGCGTGATCTCCACCAGCCGGGACAGCATCCAGATCCCAGTGGAAGGTACCGCGACAACCACCTTCGTCTCGACTGCAGAAGAGGCGGCAAGCAACCAGAACGAGCCAGTCCTGGACCCGATCACCGTTCTAGTCCCGAAGTGGACCAAGAATATTCGGATCTCCAACGAGCTGCTGGCCGATCAGGCCGCCAACTTGGACCAGTTCATCGCCAAGGATCTTGCGGACAAGATGGCCATGACCGAGAATCGGTACTCCATGATGGGCTCCGGCTCGGCGCAGCACCTCGGAGTTTTCGTAACCGACGCCGCGTATGGCCCGACCGAGTTCGCCTTGACCTCGGACAACCTCGGCGGCGCGCTGACGTTTGCGAACTTCATCACCGGCGCGTATGGCCTGGCCTCCGAGTACCGCGAGAATGCCTCGTTCTTCATGCACTCCCTGAGCGAAGGTATTCTGCGAGGCCTGATCTCGTCCAGCGTCCCACTGTTCCCTGCGGGCAGTGCGGCAGCCGGGCAGGCAGTCAAGCTGTCCCAGCTACTTGATCGTCCCGTGTACAACCAGCGGAACATCGAGCAGACCTCCGATGTCGCCGACAGTGACGACGTTGTCACCTATGTCGTGGCCCTCGGAGACATGTCCTACTACGCTCTCGTGGAGCGGAGTGGGCTCGAAGTCGTGCGGAACCCCTGGCTGTATCAGGCAACTGACCAGACCGGGATCTTCGCCAAGTTCCGTCAGGGTGGAGCCCCGCTCTTGGGCGAGGCGTTCACGCTGTTCCGGGCGATCATCAACGCCAGCTGATCCTAACTGAGGCACGGGGAGGGGAAGTCCCCTCCCCGCCTCTCTGGAGAAAACCATGAAAGACTTCATCAACGAGTCCTACATCTGGGTGGACCAGCTGCCCGTTGCGGGCTCCTCAGACGCAACCTCTGACGGTACGGCCAACGTAGGGCCTGGCGTTCGCTTCGATGGCTGGCGCTATGCAACGCTGATTGCCATGACGGCCTCTCCGTCGGGAACCTCTGATGGCACCATGCTTGCGCGCTTGCAGTATGCCGGATCTGTCACATCGAGCGACACGGCAGACACCGACTTCGCCAACTTCGCGACCGACGCGGTTACGTCAGAGCTTGCCTTTGCTACCTCTGACGTCATCGTGGATGGCATCGAGGGCGTGGCGATCGTCGACGTTGACCTGTGGGCGGCCGGCCTGACCAAGGGCGTTGTGCGCTCCCAGATCCTGCTGAACGGGACAAACGTTGCTGCCACCGCGGCAGTCATCATCTTGTCGCGGCGCAACGGCGGAATCCCGGCTCAGATCGCCGCGGTCTCGCGGTTCTAGCTTAACGTGATAGAGGGTCGGGGACTTATCACCCTCGGCCCTCTATCTCCAACCCATGAGCTCATACATCGCGACCTCGGACTTTACCGAGTTCCAAGACTTCGACACGGATACCGTCGTCGACACAACCATGATGGCCGCTATTATCACGCGCGCGTCGGGGCTGATCGATGCCTACTGCGGCCGCATCTTCACGCCGGCGTCGGACCTGACAGACGCCACTCGCTACTATAGCCCGCTCGAGGATGTGTTGGATAACACGCTCTTCCTGGATAGGGACCTCGCCGCGGCCACGACCGTTACGAATGGCGATGGCGTTGTGGTGGCGGCAAGCGACAGAGTGTTCTTGCCGTCGGGCGAGATAACGGCCATCAGTGGCCCGTTCTACGCCATCAAGCTGAAGGCCAACTCCAACCTAGTCTGGACGTATGACAGCGATTCCGAGAACTCCATCACTGTCTTAGGAAGCTGGACGTACGCGCTCACC